CTTGCCATCCCACACCTGCACCGCCCTGCTGACTTTAGCGCCGTGGTCGGGCCGCTTCTTGCCAAACCAGAAGTTGCCTTCGCCTGAGAGGGTTGCGGAAATCTTTGCCCGGACTGCTGCTGGCTGGGGTTTGCCCCGCATGGTCTCGCGCCGTTTGCTTTTTTCGTCTTCGGTCTGAAGACGGTCTTGGGCCGCTGCGCCAATACGCGCTTTGGCGTCTTCTGTGTGGGAAAACGTCTTGCCCCACATCGGGTTCTTTTCCCCAAAAAATCCTCGGGTCGGGGCAGTGGCGTCTGTGGCAATGTTGTAGCAGTAGTCCTGACCTACGTGTTTATGCAGCCAGACATTTTCCGCTGCCAGCAAGTCCGCGTCTGGGGCTACTTCCTGAACTACCGCAAACATGAACATGTCCGCACCGTACTTGTCCCACGCCGCTTGCAAGTGCTTGTTAGCATGGTCGCCTCGACGCAACCGCCAGAGATGCCGCGCTTTGCGCTTTTCGTAGTTGACCGCGCTGCCGACGTAAAACTTGTTGTTGGTGATATTGATAATTTTGTAAATGCACCGCATGATTTGCTCCGTTGTGTCGAAGCCTGTAGTGTACATCAGGGGAATGAGTAACACAACCCCAATAAGAAAGGGGCCGAAGCCCCTTTCTCTCAAACCCCCGTAAACAGAGGCTTGCGGGTCGTTTTAAGACGAACCAGACGAGCCGAACATGCCCAACGGGTCCGACCACCCAAAGGAATATCGCTCACGGGACTTGTAACGGACGTTGCCCGTATCGAAGTCACCATCCATAGAGTTACTCAATGGCGTACGCTCAAAGTGCTTCAAGCCGTTTGGAACGTCGGTGCAAAGGAACCAAGCGTTGTTGTCAGTCAAGAAGTGGTTGACGGCATAGCCTTCAGGGATCGAACCGTTGTTCTTCAACGCATTGATGTCGTTGTCAGCGGTGCCAACACGGAGGTTGGTTTCCAACAGACGAGTAGCAACGAACTGCAGAGCAGGCGGAATAATCAGCTTGCGGGGCTTAGCAGCGATCAACAGACCACGCTCATCGACCCATGCGGCGATTTGAATCACAGCATTTTCCAACGAGGTTTCGTTCAGATCGACGCCAGTGGTCGGGCTGTTGAAGTTAACGCCGCCGTTGACGAGTGGATGACCCACGCGTACACCGGAAGAGTTGACGCCGAACAGGGACACGCCGTCACCGCCGAGGAAGTTTTGGCTGAAACCGTTGTTAGGAACGCCAGCTGCTTTAACTTGCTTGGTGTAGGCCATGGCGCGAGCCAAACCCTTGGTGTAACGAGCCGACAGACTGTCGTACAAGTTATCTTCGACTGCTTCTTCAGTGATCGAGAAGCCCAGTGCGATGGTCTCGTGGCTGTAACGTGCAGTGAAGGCTTCTTGCGCGTTGTCATAAGCAACGGCTTGGCCCTCGTTCTTCACTGGTGCAGCACCGAAGCCAGACAGCTTGGTTTCTTCTTCAAAGCTACGCTCCGATTTCTCGGTTTCGTAGAGTTCTTTGTGCTCTTCGCCGTAGCGAGCGTACTCCAGACCGAACAAGGCGTTCAGGCCGGGAAGCAGTTCTTTGAGCAGTTGTGCGCGTGAAATTGCCATTTAAATGCTCCTTACAGACCAACGGCGTTGGTGTAGCTGTGATAGCCGGGGTTAATCTTGACAAGGATGTCGGTGAAGGCGTCGCCCACAACCGAGAAACCCTGCATGTCCACGAAACCAACGACGCGGAAAGCAGCCGTGGTAGTCACAGCCGAAGCGCCTGCTACGACGGAAGCCGTAGAGTTGCCTGTGGTTGTGCTGCCGGTAGCAACAGCGCCAGTCGAGAAGAACACGTTGGAACCAACAGCGGCTTGCGTTACCGAGCCAGCGGACTGGACTTGGAAGATCACATCTGGATCATCGACGACGTAGGCGTTGACCACACCAGCCGTACCCGTTGGGTAGTACTGAGCGTAGATCACTTGACCTTGTGCGTTGATGTATTGGCAGCCGACAAACACGCCGACGATACCCGTGTTGGCGGTGCCAACTGGGAAACCATTGGTGGTCGAATCAGCGCCAGTAGCGGTGGCCACAGCCAGAAAACCAGCAGAGTTAACAAATACGGGCGAGCCGTAGAAAATGTTAGCTGCGCTGCCAGCGGGGTCGATTTTGTACGAACGGGTGCTGCCTGCATAAGGCAGACCGCCCAGCTCGTTTACGGGCTTAAGGCCGTAAGGGGAAGCAACTAATGCCATTTGGCACTCCTTTTACTTTGAACCTGAACCAAATCCTTGTCCGCGACTGGCTGTTGACTTGCGGTCAGCAAACAGCGGCATCCGAGGGTCGTTATTTCGCATGAAGTGGTTGTCCACTGAATCCATCTGGTTCTGAGCTTGCTTGTTGTAATAGTCATCACGAGACTGCGCCATTTCGGCGGACATCTTGCAGAGCATGAGGCCACCAATTTCAACGTTTCCTGTTTTGTCATTACCCAGCAACATCAGTTCTGGATGGTCTGCGGCTTTTACCGGAACCCAGCCTTCGCGCATCTTGCGAGACACGTTAGTCGGGTTTGCTTCGCCAAGCAAGTGCGTCATGATCCAGCGGTACACATAACCCGGCTCTGGAGTCGGATCTGGCAGCGCCGAAGGTGGCACATATACGGGACGAGCAGTTTTGTCGCGTGACACTAGATCACGGGGGGTACGATTTTCAGCCATTGTTTCTCTCCAATTTTGCAACTTCAACAGCGTATTGCTGCGGGGTTAGTCCGTACTTTTTAGCCAATGCGACTTGCGTTGGCGTGAGTTGGATTTTCTTTGCGCCCGAAGACCGAGCTGCGGGGGCAACAACCGAGGTTGGCCGTCTTGGGGAGTCCGATGACTTCCGATCTTCCGTTCCGCCAAAAACTTCAGGGAACTTAGACTTCACGCGTGCGTCAATGCGCTCGAAATATTCACTGCTTCGCGGGTCGATCCCGTTGTTGACTAGATTTTGGTGCAGCCCTAGTGCAAAGCTGGTTACTTCTTCAAACCCATCTGTCCCGAACCACTGGTTTTTTGCCTGCCAGCGCAGCGTCTTTTCGTCGGGTTGCACCTGTTGGGGTGCCGGTTGTCTAGTTTGTACTACGTTTTCTTCACGCTGTAAAGGTGCTGGACGAAAGTTTTTAGCCGAAGCTATCTTCATCTTGGCTTCGGTCAGTGCCTCTTGGGCAGCAATGATGCCATCCGTGTCAAACGCTTCCTGCGCAATCTTGTAATCGCGGCGGGCTTTGTCCAACTCGGCTTCGGCGGCAGTTTCCGCCATCTTGGTGTACTGCTGGGCACCGTTATCCACATACTGCTTGAGTTTGGCATTCTCTTGCTGCATGTGTTGGGCAAGACGCTCAAGCTCTTGCTTTTCCCGCTGAAGGGCTTCTTTGGCACGGCGTTCGTCGTGACGGGCGTGGGTCAACTCCTTAATGCGGTCTTGAGCACCCTTGGTGTAATTCTCAATCTCGGCATCCGTGGGGTCAGCCACTTCCCGATCTAGTGGTCGACGGCCTTTGTCACGCTCTGGCGTGTCATCGACAATCTCAATCTCAATATCGCCATCTTCCTGTTGCGAAATCGCAACGGGCGTGGCGTCATCCTGTTCGTCAGGAAACTTAAACTCGTTTGCCATTACTGCTCCTTTAAGCGCGGCTTAAGCCGCGAGGATCTTGCACAACTGCTTCGATCATGTCGTCGTTGATGACTCGAAACTCTTTTCCGTAGATCTTGAACCGCGTACCGGAATACGTACGCACGAGAACAAAGTCGCCTTCCTTGCACCACGGGCCACCGGGGAACTTGGCTGCGTCTTTGTACGCGTCGGGGCCGACCTTCATGACAAACAACACGGTTGTGGCGTGTTCTTCTTGTTTCATGAAATGGCCGGCTTTAACGATTGAGGAGCCTTCAAACGTCTCAACAACGTCAGGCACCGCGCACAGCAGTTTCCAACCTGTTGGGTCGGGAAGCTGTCGGGCTTTCTCTTCATCCGTCGCTTCTGGGGCCGGGGCCTCAGTCGGCTGGATTGCTTCTGGTAGGGCAAAAGCGCCCGGCTCAAGACTTAGTTCGCTCATTTAACTTCTTTCAAACAACACCGCAAACTGTGCGGCGGGCAGCCCGCGAACGGGAATGCGACAACTCTTAGTCGTCGTTTCGTGCAGCCTTCTCGGCTAAATCCATCAAGTAGCGCTCTGCGATGGCAAGACCTTGTATGGTCCCGCAGAGTTTTTGGTATTCCTCAAAGGAGCGACATGCTCCGCTGGCGGCGTCGTCAGCGTAGTTGTTCATGTCTTTACGTATTTGTTCGCGCAATACGCGTGCGAAGTCTTGGATCATTTAGCGCCGGGGCCTTTCGGTGGTTGGTTTCTGAACTGCGCCTGCTCGCGGCTCTTGGCAATATCGATGCCTAGCTGGACGCCGGAACGCTCCTGCTCAAACTGCTGCTTGGCTTTGCTCTCATTAATCTGTGCACCCACGCGCAGCGACTGCAACTCCAACTCGCCCGCGACTTTCTGCTCGTTGAGCTCCTGCTTATCGGCAGCGGCTGCTGCATCGACGAGTATTTTCTTTTCCTTGAGTGCCAGTTCCTGCTGCTTGATCTGCACCTCTTGGCCCTTGAGCTGCAACTCTTGCATCTGCATCTGGACCAGCGGGTCTTGGGCTTGCTGCTGAGCTTGCTGCTGCGCGGCCTGAGCTTGGTTCTGCTGCATGACTTGCTGCGCAGCCTGCGCCATCATGGTCGACATGGCCTGCTCGACTTCTGGCGGCAACTCTTGCTCGGACGGCGGCAACGACATGCCCAGTTGCTGCTCGATCTGCTGGCGGTACGCAAAGCCAACGTGCTCCGTAACGTGCGCCATGAGTGCGGCTTGGAACTTCGATGCGTTGGGGGACTGGCCCACCAACTGCATGATGGACGGGTCCTGCATCATGGACATGTGCACCTGAATGTGCGAGTTGTGATCCTGATACAAGAACGCCTTGACGGGCTCCATCTTGAGCAGTGCCATGTTCTCTGTCACCGGATCACGCGGCTTCATGTCTTCGGCCAGTGGCACGAGTTTGTCCGCGTTCTTGATACCCAGCACCTCCAGCATGTTGCGGTGCAACTGCGGCAAGTCATAAATGTCCGGGGCCATCTGCGCCATCTGGATAACGGCTTGGTACTGCACAACCCGCTGGCTCATGGTGGCCGCGTTGGGATCGCTCACCGGGATGATGTCCACGTAGCTGTAGTCTTCGGCCTTGGCCAGACGCCCGCCTTTCTCGGGCTCGTACTCGTAGGAGATGTCCGTGTAGTCCCGGATCAGCCCTGCCAGCAAGCGAAGTTCCTGCTTGAACGCGTAGTGCATCCGGGCTTGTACCGCCGACATGACCTTGAGCTGGCGCTCCAACAAAGCCAGCGTAGTGCCCACCGGGGCATTGGCCGACATGTCCGAAACTTTCATGTCCGCTGTGGCGGCAAAACGACGGCCTTCGTCTACGATCGTGCCGAGCAACTGGAACAGAACCATTGACGGCTCTTTATATGGCAGCGGCAGGATGTTGTCGCGCAGCGCCCCAGAGCCGATGTCTACGTCCCGGAACTCGCCGGGGGCAATCGGTGTGTCATCACCCTTAATCCGAAGTCCACGGGACTTGAGTCCGCCCGGCAAGTTGGACAGGGTTCCTGCGTCAACGAGCTGGCGCATGATGCTCGTTGCTGACTTGGCGAAGCCCCCGATAAGATGGAACAGCCCGAAGCCGTACGCACCGAAGCCGGGTATATATTGGTAGTGTACGAAGTGCTGGCGCTTGAGCCGTAGATCGTCTGACTCATTCCAATTGCGGCGAATAGACAGAACATCGTTAGTTCCTTTGATAAGGGTTACTACGTACGGCAGGGCAATCCCAGTCGTCTCGCCGTCATCCTCGTCCTCAAAGCCCGGCAAGTCCAGGTCAACGTGGCACTCCAGGAGGACGTAGCGATCGTCGTTCAAGTCGCTAAAGCCAGTTTCCTTGTCCTTGGCCTTCTCGATGTCGGTCTGCTCGCGGGACGGGTCACCCAGCTCGATGTCCCGGTAAAACCCCGCCTGCTGCAGTTTGCGGATCTCGTTCTTGGTTTTGCGCATGACGTGGGTCAGGCGGTAGCACGTATCCAAGTCAGTCGTGCCGTACGGCAAGATAATGTCCTCCGCGGGCACAAACATCGAGACCTGACGCCCCAAGTTCGGATCGAAGTACACCTTCTTGAACGCACTACCCGTAGCAGGCAGGCTCCACAACATCCGCTCATGCTCCGGCCGGAACTCCCGCATCACGTCCGTCAGCTCGTGGTTCATATCCGTTTCGACACGGCGGGCGGCGGCTTGCTTTTCCGGGGTCTCTTTGCCGATGATCTTGGTGCGCACTGGGCCTTGGGCTGGGAACGTCTCGGTGATCGACTCTGACTGGAACCGAACAACGGCCTCCGTAATCATGGGGTGGAACACGCCCGATGCACCGTTCCATGGCTCTGTGCGCTCCTCGACCTTCAGGCCTAGCAACTTTAAGCCGTCCGTGTAGGCCTTTTCCCACTCCTTGCGGGAGCTCTTGTCGTTCTCGATGT